GTATCAATGATCTCTTTGTGTTTTGCAGAGCCTTCTGCCGTTCCAAGATACGCTCTTGCGGTATCAACGACTTTCGTCCTCAGTTCATTCTCCGTCATGGCTTTCCTCCTTGTGATTGCTTCTGTCATGAAGCTGTTCTAATACGTCTTTCAGTTTCTCCGGAATCGGCAGTCCGAGGTGGGCAGCGTTTTCAAGAAGCGATACGCCTTCATTGGACAGATAGAAAAAGATAACGGCTGTCCTTAATACAGACCCGGTCTTAATGACCTGCGCATCAATGATGTGCGCGACACCGACGAGCGCGAAGATCAGCACTTTTCTGCAGATTCCCTTAAAGCCGACAGAACTTGAAAGCTTCTTATCGGCAATGGCGCACATGACACCGGTGATATAATCGATCACCACAAAAACAAGAAGCGCGATCACCAGTCCGTCACAGCCTCCCAAAAACCATCCGAGCCATCCGCCGATGGCCGTGAAAATAAGCTGAATAAAACCCCAGAACTCTTTCATAAAATCAAAGTCTCCCTTCGTAAAAATAAAATTACAGTTTCCTCAAATACAACTTGCTATTTCCTCCGCTTAGAGTGATTAATGTTACACACCAGAAAAGACAGCCGAAGGCTGCCAAAAAATAAGGAGGTACGTATGAATCAAAAAACTTTAAAGGTCTGCTACGCAAGCAGAATGTCCACAGGATACCATCACGATTATTCTTCCGTTCCGAAGATCAACATGGAAGGCAAGTGGCTCGAAGAGCTTGGCTTCCACATCGGGGACAGAGTGAACATCGAGTATGACGAAGGCATCATCAGGATCACCCCGGCTCCGGAAGAAGTTCTCATGGTGGCAGAGCCTGCCGCATCTTTCATTTCAAAGAAATCTTCTAAAAAATCTCAGAGGAACATCCTCAGATAATCCCACAAGACAATTTAAGAGTTTTCCGGTATTTCCGTCAGCGTGTACGTGATCTTCATCGTCTTGCTGGCGGTTTTTACTACTGCCTGCGAGAGATTGTTGATGGAGGCAAGGTACGGTGTCAGAAGATACACGTGCCTGTACCAGTTGCCGTAGCTTCCGCCCCAGCAGACCACAAATTCCTTGTACCTGAAAAGCGGAGTTCCGACCGCACCCATTCTTGCGACACCGGCGGTCTGAATAATCGTGTCATCCGCAAGGATCTGGAAATCGCAGCCGATGATAATATCGCCGACAAGAGCCATATAAAGCTGGTTGTTCGTGTTTTCTGAGATGGACTTCCACTGTGATGTAAAACCGAGAGGGATAAGAGTGATGTCCGTGTGGTTATTGATATTAATCTTATAGATTCCCTGCTTGTTGTAGGCCATCACATAAAGGTATCCGTCCCGGATCACGCTCTTTACATTACGCACGGCATAAGTGTCAAGATACTGGTTTCCGACTTCCATAAGCTGCGCATTGGAAAGAGTCCACGTGCCTTCCGTCTTTGAAAAATCCGTCTTACTGATCTTCACCCAGTACATAGTAGCCGCGCCGGATGAGTTCGCCTGGTTTGCAAATCCGTACCAGTAATCACCGCCGTCATAGAACTGACCGTAGCCGTTATAGGTAGTAATGAAGCGGAAGGTGGAACATACCACCGTCCTCGTTTCCAGAACCTTTACGGTCTCATCATTCAGCTGGTCGTTAAGCCCGAGAGTGAAAATCGGAAGGTGCAGCTTCTTTATCACAACCGCGCTGCTTTCAAAGTGGAATGACCATGCGGTGTCATGCTCAAAATCCACTTCAACGATTCCGAGAAGGTCATAAAAGTAGGCCTTCGTAACATCGTAGCCGAATCTTCCGGTCTTCATGTTTTTGAAGGTACTTGAATCATCAACAATGCTTCCGTAGGCATTCTTTCCTCCATTTGCGCTGGTAAGTCCGAGCGCCGATATCGTTCCGTTTCCCTGACCGGCGGTAAATTCCCATACGAACTTGTATCCGTTTTCAATCGGCATGCTCTCCGTAAGGTTCATGCTGCCTCTGGCCACATTTGCCGTAGCGTTTACATCGTTGGATGCGTAGGCAACAGGCATGTTGTCTGAATACTGGTAGGTGTTATCCGCATCCTCCTCAAGAGTTTCAGGAAAAAGCAGAATGCCGCCGATCATGTGCGGACACATCGGAAGCATGTCCTCAAACCATTCCACACCGCTGTTTCCGTCCATCGCATTGTAAAATACCGCAAACGGATTCGAATTAAGGATCTCGTTTACGGCATTCGTCATCATGTTGGTTTCATGATGTGTTTCCACATCCCCGGTAACCACATCGGTAAGTTCTATATCTATATCTCCTCTGAGCCTCATGGCATCCTCCTTATGTGATATCTATCTGGTTTCCGAATGCAGCAAAACGCTGTACCCGCATCGAATCCGAAATGTTGGTATAAACAATCTCTATGAGGTTAAGCGCTGCCTCATCCTCAATCCGGTTCATCCTGATCTGTCCCGCAATCCTGAACGGTTCCGTCTGTTCCTCAATCTCAATCTTGCCGTCCCATGCCTGCGCTGCCGCCATTGACTGGCCGCTGATGGAAGCGATGCAGTTTCCGACACTGACCGAGCCTCCGCCGTTTGTCATGCGGACATACACTTCAAAGGTATTGAGTGCGTCCGGGATAACTTCCTCAATCGGATAATAAAGCGAGAGGATGTGCTTCCCGCTGTGCCAGGTTTCCTCCGGATGAAACTCTAAGATTTCAAAGTTGTTGAGGAAGTACGTGACATATATTTCAGCTTTGCCGTCATCCGTCCATTCGACAGGGAGATTTACTTCCACCTCAATCGGAATTATCTGATTGGACAGTGAGTCATTTGATTCAGTTTCGTTTTCAGGCTCTGGTTCCGGCGGGTCCGGTTCAGGCTCCGGTATCGGAACAATGATTGTCCCTGATGCCGTTGCAGACCGTTCCACTTCATCCGCCGTCACATCGATGATGATCTGCGCAAAGAACTGCGCGTGGTTTGCTTCCGTAGTTGCAAACTCGATACGGATAATCCTCGTGTCCACATCCGCAATCGTATAAGCCGACGCATTCGTGAATGTATGGATTCCGATCTTTCCGGCTTCGATTTGGTTGATGAGTCCTGAAATGTTCTTATCGTTTTTGGACTTCGCTTTTGCAAGGCGGGGATTCTTTCCGACACACTTGATGGTCTGCCTTCCGCCGATCTTATAGGTGACTGCGGTAATGGCAGCCATTTTGGTTACATCAGCATGTCCTCCAGAAAAACGGAGTACATCACCAAGATCCAGCGCAGGGTTTCCAATGGTATCCGAGTCAAAAGGCACATAACTTATGACCGCAATCGCATTCAGGATGTTCGTGCAGAGTTCCTGCCTTGTTTCATCAAGTCCGAACTGAAGAAGCGGATTTACTCCGAGGTTCATTGTCAGCCCGTCATCCGGATCAAGATGATAATACTCGGCGGTTTCCGTCTTCATGTTGGTAGAACTTACCGCCGTATATCTTGTAATGAAATCAGAAAAGCTGCTTGAAAACCTGTGCTGAACTTCCACCATCTGAACCGGATCATTCGAGTAGCTTCGAAGCTCCAGCATTCCCTCACGATTGATCACGCAGAAGCATCCAAGCACCTGCGCCACGTAGTAAAGTACGTCACGGTAACTTTCGATGTCGTTCTCCGAATAGATGGACAGTTCCTGATCACCGTTCGGGAGTGCCTCGATTTCCTCCTGCGTCTGGGCAAGCTCCACATCACAGGCAAGTCCGCACAGAGAAATAAAGTCATATGGCTTTCCGATGGTTTCAAAACCGTTAAAGTCCTTTTCGAACCGGAGCATGTAATCATAAGCCTTGATCTCCAGGTGCTTTAATGTCCTGTTTGCTTCGGAGATTTCAAATATCCCCATCGGGATTGTTTCCGCAGTTTCATCCGGAAGAATCAGATTGAAAAATACTTCAACCGTCGCATCCTCCAGAGTGTAACGATCAATCTCTGAAAGAAGCGTGATATTTAGCTCTGAAGAATAAACCGTTCCGAGTTCAATCTCCGTACTTCCGCAGCACTGCATCGAAATGCTGCCGCTTCCTTTGAGGATGTCATTTTCGTCAAACTGATAAGTGCTTCCGGCCTTTGTTGTGATCTGACCGCTCCAGTAGTATCTTCGTGTTTTGTTTTTTATTGCCTCTAAAAAGGCTGTGCTTACTGGATACATGAGCCGCCTCCTTAGAATTCTTTTAATGTAAAACTTACGGACCAGAGTCCTTTGTAGGAGGTGTCCTTCACGAGCTTTGACTTAAAGCCGTCCACATACATTTCCGTTTCCTTCATACTGAGCGTTTCCGGGCAGAAGTATTTTACAGTGATGCTTTCAAGCTGCTTGTACTCCGTAAGCTTTTTAAGCCACTTGGGTGATACTGAAAACTCCACAGGAATCGCTACAACGCCCATACGGACGATATCCCTCTGCGTAGTTCCTGCTTCCGTTTCTCCTCCTGAATCCGCCTCCACATCCGTCATTTCAACAGAGTAGGAATCGGGAAGCGGAAGCTTTTCATTATTGAAAATGAGATATGTCATGTGTGCCATCTTATCTGCCTCCGCTTCTTAAATTTGCCCTCTGCTGGGCGTTTACGATTACTTCATCAAGCAGCGTTCCTCCGAGATAAACAGGGATAACGATATCGCCTGAGCCGGAGAAACCGGAAAGACCTTCTCTGATACTGCTTACAATGTCCGATGCTGAAAGTTGCGATGACGCCGCATTTCCTGCGCCTGCAAGCGCAAGTCCCGATGCGTTCACGGAAGGATTCACCACCATGTCTGCAGTCAGATGATCCATCGCCTTTGTCACAAGACCTTTGCTTTTTTCGATGCCTTCCGCAAGTCCCTTCATGAAGTCCGGCATCCAGCTTTCATAGGTGGACAGCGGACCTTCCTCCGGAACAGAGAAATGCAGGAAATCTGAGATGGTCTCGCCGACACTGCATACCGCATCCTTGACCTTCCCGATCATACTCTTGATACCGTCAATGATTCCGCCGATGAGATCCTTGCCCCACTGAAATGCCTGGGACGCAAGATTCTTTATGAAGTTCACGGCATTCATCAGCCCGTCATGAATCGTGTTGTAGATTCCGGTGATGGTGCTCTTGATGCCGTTCCACATATTCGTAAATACTGTGGTGACAGTGGTCTTGATGGTATTAACCACGTTGCTGATGGTGGTCTTGATCGAATTCCAGATGTTTGAAACCGTTGTACCGATGGCCGTCAGGATATTGGATATCCCGGTCTTTATGTTATTCCATGCGGTAGTCAGGAAGTTTGCGATTCCGTTTACCACATTTGTGACCGTAGTGCTGATGGTGTTCCAGAGATTCACAAAGAAATCCTTGATCGAAGTCCACACATTAACAGCTGTGGTCTTTATCGCGTTCCATGCTTCCACGCAGAAGTCACGGATCGCATTCCAGACGGTAACTGCTATCTCTTTTATGTTCTCCCATAAATCGATCCAGAACTGCCGGAATTCCTCGCAGTTATTCCAAAGATAAATAAAGGCAGCCACAAGGGCTGCGATTGCCGCAATGATGAGGATGATCGGGTTTGCCGCCATCACGGCATTAAGCGCTGCAAAGGCCCCCTTTACCGTGGTAAGAAGTCCTGACAGCTTCGGGATAATCGTCATAATCGTTCCGACTGCAGATATCAGCTTTCCGCCGATGATAAGCACAGGGGAAAGAGCCGCTATGAAAAGGCCGATATCAACGATGAGTTTTCTCTGGCCTTCCGAAAGATTCGACCACCAGCTGACCACGCCTTTCAGTTTTTCCATTAAGTCCTTCAGGATCGGTATCAGCGTTTCACCGATATCGATAGCAATCATCTTGAAGGATTCCTTCAGCTGGCTTACCTGCGATTCAAATGTTGCATAACGCTTCGACGCTTCATCGGTAAGAGCCGTATTCTGCGAGTATGCATTGCTCGAAGTATCGATGGCATCGGCAAGCACATCAGAAGCAAGCGCCAGGGACTTTAACATGTTGGACTGACGGATTCCGCTCATGCCAAGTTCATCAAGCTTCAGCGTTGCGGATTCGCCTTTTTCGTCAAGTTGTCCGAGTCCTGCGATAAACGCCTGAACAGCTTCGATAGGCCGCTCGTTCCATGCAGTGGCAAAGTCTGATGCGCTCATGTTCGCAACTTCCGCAATGGCTTCCAGACCGTCCGTGGTTCCTGCGGAGAAATCTGCAACAGCCGCTTCAATCGCAGTAAGCGTCTGCGTCATTGCCGTACCACCGGCCTCTGCCTGGATACCGACAGAACTCATTGCCGTTGAAAGTGCAAGGATATCCGTTGATGTAAGTCCAGCAAGCGTACCGGCGGAAGCAAGCCTTGTGCTCATGGCAACGATGGATGCTTCATCCGTTGCGAAGTTGTTACCAAGGTCAACGATTGCCGCTCCGAGCCTGTCAACATTTCCGGTAGACTCACCGGTGATGTTTACAAACCTTGCAAGTGCCGTAGCAGCTTCCTCAGCGGAAAGGTTTGTGGTATCGCCAAGTTCCACCATCGTTCTGGTAAAATCCAGAAGGTTTTCCTTTGCAATACCAAGCTGTCCGGCAACCTCCATAACACCGGCGATTTCCTCCGCAGAGGATGCCGTTTCCGTTGCCATCTTTTTAATGCCTTCCGCAAGCTGCTCGTATTCCTCCTCGGTGGCATCGGTTGTCTTCTTAACACCCGTGAATGCAGTTTCCCAGTCTGTAGCCGCCTTGACTCCGGCAATGCCGGTAGCCGTGACAGCTGCAGAAAGGGGAGCCAGTACCTTGCCGACTCCCGTAATCTTATTACCTACATTCTTAAGCGCCTCGCCGGTTTCACCGATCTTCTGAATTGCAACAGCGGACTGACCCGCCTGTGTTTCCAGGTCTTTTAATTTCTGTTCCGTTTCTACGATTTCCCTTTGCAGGGCATCGTACTGCTCCTGCGAGATATCGCCGTTTGCGAGAGCCTCGTTTGCCTGTTCGGCTGCTGTCTTTAATGTTTCAAGTTTCTCTTTGGTTTCCGTTACCGCCTGTGAAAGGAGCTTTTGCTTCTGCGACAGAAGTTCCGTGTTTCCCGGATCTAATTTGAGGAGCTTTTCCACATCCTTAAGCTGGCTCTGGGTATTTCTTATTTCTGTATTGACTCCTTTAAGGGCTGTCTGCAGTTTGGTGGTATCGCCGCCGATTTCTATGGTGATACCTTTTATTCTGTTAGCCGCCATGCGCTCCTCCTTCCTTTAAAATCTGTCGAAGTCCTCCTGTGTGGCAACTTCCTGATACTTGTATTCGTCATTCCTGCTCTCTGCGTACATGTCATTGACCAGACCGATTGTCAAAAGGTCAAGGTCCCGGATGCTTATCCCAAGCTGTACGCAGCGGAGCAGAAAAAGCGGTGTTGTCATTTCCCGCTCAGTCGGGCGAGGTTTTTTTTAGACTCAACATCCGTCTGCACATTCAGTCCCCAGAGCTTTATGATCTCCGGAAGTACCTGATAGATGGAGAAAGTATTAAACTCATCGAGCCAGTCCTCCGGGCTGTCCGGAATGGATGGGTCTGCATGCTTCGCCATGACATAAGCGATGTTCTCAAACATCTCAAGCGAAAAAAGATCCAGATTGGAAGCTTCTTCCGATTCCTTGTCGATTGCCTTTTCAAGCGATGCAAGGTCACGGTAGATATCCCTATGGAACTTTATGCGGTATATTCTCGGAATGGCGGCAGATGCCTTGAAAGGCACCTCTTTGCCGTCAATCGAAATGTTTTTTACTACGCTCATAACAAACCTCCTTATGAAGCTGTTACAGTAAGGCTGATAGTTGCAGTGTTTCCGGTAGTCCTTCCGGAATCGGTAAGGGTTACCGTATAACTGCCTGTGGTCGCTTCATCATCAACATAAAGAGTGATGGTGCTGCCGTTGATTTCAGCAGTGACATCCGTAGTAGGTGATGAGCCTTTCTTGACTTCAGCAGTAACCGTGCCAAGCGCATTCAGAATCGTATTCGTGTCGCTGTCACCGGCAGGAATGGACATGGTGGTTTCCTCAACACCGAAAGTGGTCTCGGGAATATACACCGCGTTATACCAGCCGCCATATGCAACAGGATCAGTGCTGTCACCGGTCTTGGCCTTTACGAATCCGTTCGCAAGCGGAGTAGCCTTGATGGTGATGGTTTCCGTCTGCACTTCCTTGGACTCCTCATTGGTCTTTCCTTCGATGCCCGGACGGGAAGCTGAGCAGTTATAAAGCACGTGTCTTATATGCTTCACATCACCGTCAAACTCAAAAAGGAGCGCAAATGCCGCAAGCTCCGCTTCAGAGTTTTCGACAAGCACTCCGTTGTCATCCGGACTTTCCTTAAGGACATCTTTTCTGAAGGATTCAGGGATAAGAGCGATTTCAAGATCACCGTCATATCCCATGTTGTTATTGATTACATAGTAGGCGATACCGTCCGCATAGAAGTTTTCCGGCTCACCGTTCGCATCAAGCGATAAAGAAACAGCGCCGGGGATCGCCACGGGAGTTCCGTACTCAGGGATCTCAGCCGCGCTGTCCTGAAGCACTGCGTAATGCACGTTCTTTAAATTGTATTTCACCTTGTTCGGCATGATTTATACCTCCGTTTCAAATGTGTACATGACTTCATAGAGTTTTTCGGACTCTATCCATGTCTCTGTTTTGTTGTAGAAAATCTCGTGCGCATCAAGCACTGTTTCCACCTTTGCTTCCGTTACCGTATCCTTGAAATCCGTATACAGTTCCAGATGCACCGGCGAAAGGTGATGATACACTTTTCCGTCTGCGGCAAAGTTGTCGCTTCCCGGAATGAGATAGCAGATAAAAGGCGGGTCCGGTGACTCGCCCTCTGCAAAGTGGTCATATGCAAACGGAATGTTCATTTCCGTTATGATTCTTACAAGTTCATCCATGTCAGCCCTCCAGTGCCCGTCTGATATCTTCCTCAAGCTTCTTCTCAGCCTTTTCCTCTGCAGGAGCGATGTGCGGCTGAGCTTTGGTTCTTCCTCCGCCGCGTTTCGCATGACCGTGTTCAAGAAGATGCGCCAGTTGATATTTCTTCGGAGAATGCACGGTAACCTGAATCCCATCAGCGGATTCCGCAGTCACCTTTGAAGTCCAGCTTTTCGCATACTTTCCCGTATCCTTCGGAGCGGTTTCTGCGATTTCCTCCTTCGCAAGCTTTCCGGCTTCCTTAACAGCAGCCTTCATCTCATCTGTTGCAAGGTCGGCATACTCCATAAGGCCTTTCATGATTTCATCAGCCATCCGGTCGATTCTCACTCTGTCGGACATAACTACCGCCTCGCTTTCCTGCACATAAGCTTCAGCGATTTCTTCTTGTAGTTCTGATGATCAACAGTGAGAATGTCGTAGATTTCATCCGCAAACACCACGCGGAAATCCGCGGAGTTAAGTGAAGATAAAAGCTGACACCAGCGGATTGTAAAGTTCGCCTTCGAAGAATCCACCTTCTGACCGGCAGCCTCCGTTTCTGCGCCAACCGTGCTGTCCTCGCCGCTTACCGTCGCAAAACAGGAATGGAAGTCCGTCCATGTCTCCTTATGGTTTCCGATGGAGTCTGTCGTTACGGTATGCTGCTGAATCGTTATTTTTTCATTCATTGCCGCTATATCCATCAGAAGGCCGCCTCCCTTTCCGTGGAAAGGATATAGCGGAGACTCTTTGAAAGCTCCGCCATATCCGCATCCTCACGGTGCTCGTAAAGATAAGCAACACTGTAGAGGACTGCCACCTTGTTGAGCGGCGTATCCGTAAGATCCTTGCGGAGCGTGTCCGCCACAAGCTTTTCTCCGGAACTGATCGCTCCCGTTATGAAGTTGTCATCATCGGAAAAGTCCACCCGAAGATAGGACTTTGCCTCTGCCAGTGTTACTATCATCTCTGCCTCCGTTATTCCTCATCAGGCTCCATAAGTCCTGCCGTCTTAAGCTTTGCAAGAAGGGCATTGAAGTCTTCCTTCAAAGCAGCAATCGTTGAAGCCTCGCTGTCTTCCTGATTCTCAGCCGGTGTGATGCCGTCGGCAGAAAGCACTCCATCGGAATCAATGGAAAGGCCGTTGCCTACAATCACGCCACCGAGGGTTTCGGTTGTGGCTGCCTCAACAGGATCAGCAGAAAGCACTCCGTCAGAATCAATGGAGAGTCCGTCACCGACCTTTACACCGCCGAGAGTATCAGCCGATGCTTTCTGAAGAGGATCTGCTGCAAGGCCTTCCACCTCGCAGCTTTCCTCGAATACTACTTTTCCACCGAAGCGGGTGACATCGCCGCCCTGTTCGGTATAGTTCTTTGCGTTATAACTCATGGCGCACCTCCTTAAGATGCCTTCTGCTGAATAAGCTGAATGCCTTCCGGAAGGATGATCTTACCGTCAACACGCTCGGTTGCTACAAAGCCTACCTGACCGTTAGTGGAGTAAAGCTCGTTCAGTCTCTGAACGGTTCTGCCGCTTCTGTCAGCGATCCAGTAATTCGAGAAGTCACCGAATGCAACCGTATATGCGCCTGCTGCAAGAGTAGGAACATACGGGGAAGTGTGAAGCTCATAGCCCATCAGTCTGTCAGGCTGACCGGCAGTAAGCGCAGGCTGCCAGAGATAGTTTCCGTTGCCGTCCTTGAGCTTTCTGATTGCCGCTACAGTAGAATCGTTCATAAGGAACTTCGCGTTCTTTCTGTACGGAGACTTAAGCGCGTACACAAGGCTGATGATCTCGTCAGCAGTGATAGCGGTTGCTCCTGCGGTAGTTACACCGACAGTTCCGCCGTTTGCAGTGAAAAGACCGGTAGGCTGACCGGAGCCGTTGCCTACGCAGAATGCCTGCTCCTCGGCGATACCGAAGGCACGTGCGATTTCCTTTGCGATGTACTCCTCAAGGTCGAACATGGAATCATCAAGAAGCTCGATGGATACCTTCACAAGATCGGTAAGCTTGAATGCGTCGATGGTCTTCTGGGAGAAGGTCGGATCGCTTTCGGTATAGGCAGCGTTCTCTGCAGTCCATGCCGCAGTAGAGTGCGTAGCCGCAACCGGAATCTTTCTTTCCGCAGAAGTGGTGATAACCTTGCAGAGGCTTCTCATCACGTTGAACTCGTCAAGTCCGGTGATGATCTGACGCTCGAACTCTTCAGGAACGAGGTATCCGCCGTTGGCATCGACGCCTTCCTCCATCACGTTATGAATGAGCTGTCTGCCGCGAAGGTGTCTTCCGAAATCCTCTTTGTAGGCATTAGAAGCTCTGCCTTTCTTCTCATCCATCTTGGAATCCATCGGCTTTCCGGTAAGAGGAGTATCCACAGGCTTCTTAAGTTCCGCCTCGATGGCATCGCGTCTTTCCATGCGTCTGATCTCATTGGTGAGATCGTTCAGTTCCTTTTCCATGTTGTTGTAGGTGGCATCGTCTTCAGTGGTAAGCACACCCTTTTCCGTTCTGTGGGTATCGAGGAAGCCTTCCATCGTGTTCCACAGCTTTGCTCTTTTTTCTCTCATTTCTACGATATTCATTTTGAAATCCTCCTGTTAAATGAAGTTTTTGATTGAGTTAAGACGCTGTTTCAATTCGTCAACAGAACGTCCGGTTACTTCGGGTTCCTTTTCGGGAGCCTTCCTGATCCTGCATTTTTCAGCAAGCTTTCCCATGAGGGAGTTTGTGACCTGTGCCTGCGAGAACATTTCAGCGCGAGGCTGAGCCATATCAGAAGGGACATCATTTCTTTCCAGAATGCCGTCCGCAAAATGAAGCTCCACAGCCTTATTGGCATTCATCCAGGTTTCCGCATCCATAAGATGCGCAAGTCTTGTCCTGCTTTCGCCGGTCTTGATTTCATAGGCATTGATGATGCTTTCCTTTACTTCGGCGAGCATGTCGATTGCCTTTTCCATCTCGGCCTTATCGCCCATAGCGATGGTCATCGGGTTATGGATCATCATCATTGAAACGGGACTCATCAGCACCTTCGTACCGGCCATCGCAATGACGGATGCGGCAGAAGCGGCAATGCCGTCGATCTTCACAGTCACATCGCCCCTGTACTCCATGAGCATGTTGTAGATCTGCGCTGCGGCCACACAGTCACCGCCGGGTGAGTTGATCCATATGGTGATGTTTCCTTCACCTGACATCAGTTCCTCCTTGAAAAGCTGCGGCGTGATGTCATCGTCAAACCAGCTTTCCTCAGCAATTGTTCCGTTCAGGAACAGGACTCTCTCTGCGGGAGCGTTTTCGCTCGCTGCCAGATTCGTCCACTTCCAGAATCTTTTCATCGGCTTTTTCCTCCTTTCCGCCGTCATCGATATCCACGTATGCCGCGCCCGCTAAGGTAAGCGGCACCATGTTTCCGTTCACAAGGTAAAGATCGCCGCCGTCTGCTTCAGGGATACGGTCAAGGTTTTCAAGCTCGCGGATATCGTTTGCGCTCATCCAGCCGTTCTGCCTTGCCGTTGCGTATCCCTGCATACGGGACTGATAATCACCCCGGAGCAGACCTTCCACGTTGAACTTCGCGAAGTAGGTTTTCTTTTCATCCTCATTAAAGAGCGATCGCTGAATGGACTGCTCCCAGCGCATCACCCACGGATCGAGCGTGTACTTCACGAACTCAAGGGACTGCTGCTCAATATTAGAAAAGCTCGACTTCTCCAGATCTCCGACCATATGCGGAGGCACCCTGAAGATTCGAGCTATTTCATCAATCTGAAATTTTCTTGTTTCCAGAAACTGCGCCTGTTCCGGTGAAATGGAGATCGGCGTGTATTTCATGCCTTCCTCTAAAACCGCTACCTTGCCGGAATTGGCGGAACCGCCGAACTGGCTCATCCATGCATCCCGGACCTTGCTCGGGTCTTTCAGCGTTCCCGGATGCTCCAACACTCCGGAAGGAGCAGCGCCGTTTGCGTAGAACTTCGATCCGTATTCCTCTGCGGCAATCGCAAGACCTATTGCATTCTTTGCCATCGCAATCGGTGAGTACCCGACCAGACCGTCAAAACCGAGTCCCGGAATATGAAGTACGTCTCTCGGCTGAAGGATCACCGTATTCGCAGGCTTTATCGCTTCATCATTGTTCCGGTTATACTGGTAATAGAGATGGCCTTCCGCGTCACGCTCGACGGTCATCTTGTTTGCCATAAGCGGATACAAAGCTACGATTTCACCTTTGCCGTTACGGATGATCTGCGCATAGGCATTTCCCCATAATAAAAGATGAGTCATCAGTGTTTCCCTGAACACGAATGAACTCATCTCCGGATTCGGCTCGTCATGGAGCAGAAGGTATAACGGATGGTCGAGAGCTTTTTCCTTGCCTCCGCTATCCGTGTATTTATAAAGATGAAGCGGAAGCCCGGCAACAGCCTCAGATAGAATCCTTACGCAGGCATAGACCGCAGTCATCTGCATGGCAGAGCGTTCCGTCACCGATTTTCCTGCAACGCTTCCTCCCATGAAGAAAGAATAGCTGCTGCCTGCGGTTCTGTTTTCGGGTTTGCCCCGGTTTCTGAATATATCAAGTAATCCCATAAATCCTCCTTTAAAAATCCTTTGAGATTTGGTATTATTAAGCAAATACAAGTAACAGGAACAGGAATCATCTATGTTTTCAATTAATCGCAATTCACTCCAACAGGAAGCAAGCCAGATAAACGCCAAACAAGAGCCGGTTCGTAATAACCGGACTGTATTTGATGCTGTAAAGCTTTCTTTTGCAAACCTGATTGATTCAATCGCCGGTCTTGCAACATACAATGCTGCTCACTGGGCATGCAATATTGACAGATGGCATAACAATTTGAACACGAATAATACTGTTACCTATAAACGTGGCGATATCATCTTCCTTGACCTTGGCGCTCAAAATTTCAGTCATGAACCGTCATATACTCACGCCTGTATTGTTCTTGCAGACAGATATGACTCCATTCTTGTGGTTCCATGCTCAACAAAGCAGTACGGAACAAACCATACCGGTATCATTGATGCGACTTCAGCGGATGGATTCCTCAGAAACACCGGTATTCAATCCGAAAGTTTCAGATGGGTAAGCAAGAACCGTGTTGTATCAAAAACCGGTAATAAGGTTTCTCCGGCTGTTCTTGATAAACTTGATCAGGTGCTTCTTTCATTTGCTCCTTCAGTTAAGAACCAGATAAAGCAGAAAGATATCCTTATATCCAATCAGAAGGAACAGATTTCTTTACTCCAGGAACAGTTGAAAAATCTGTCCGGGGATAATAAAAAAAGTGAAGAAACAGATGAAAATCTTTGACACAGGCTCAATTTGGTGCTATTATAATGGTACTAAAGGCGAAACGCCGTATGCCCGTACTTCGGTACGGTATCACAGTATTTAAGGATTGTCGAAAGACAATCCTTATTATTTTGCCATTAGATAAAAAGCAGCCCACGGGTATCGTAGACTGACTCTGATGTATCATTTCCGCACCTTATTGCGCGGTCAAGCGCCATGATCATTGCAATGGCGCCGTCTATCTTTTCTGTCGATTTCGACTTGTCCGCTTTGATGTTTCCGGCAGGATCTGTCCGGATGCAGATGTTGTCCATGTTCCACCTGAGAACCGGATGCCCTCCGTGAGCAATTCTCCTCTGAAGCGTAAGCGTCATCAGTTCCTTTGTCGGCGGACTCATTGAAGCAAAGCCCTGTCCCATCGGAACAACCGTGAACCCCATCCCCTCAAGGTTCTGCACACACTGGGTTGCTCCCCAGCGGTCAAATGCAATCTCGCGGATATTAAAACGCTCGCCGAGTCTTTCGATGAATTTTTCAATGAATCCGTAATGAATCACATTTCCCTCTGTGGTCTGGATGCATCCCTGCCTCTCCCAGAAGTCATACGGAACATGATCCCGTTTCACTCGAAGCTCCAAAGACTCCTCCGGAATCCAGAAGTAGGAAAGAACATAGTACGGTTCCTCGTCATCCTCCGGCGGAAATACCAGACAGAATGCAGTAAGGTCGGTTGTGGATGATAAGTCCAGTCCGCCGTAGCAGACCCTTCCTTCCAGCATCTCCTCCGAAATCGGAAGATTGCAGGCATCCCATTTTTCCATCGGCATCCACCGGACAGCCTGCTTCACCCACTGGTTGAGTCTCAGCTGCCTGAAGGAGTTTTCCTCCGCCGGGTTCTGCTTCGCCTGTTCGCAGGCTGCTTTCACCTTGTCTATTCCGACCGTGATACCGAGTGACGGGTTCGCCTTCTTCCAGACATTCGGATCGGTCCAGTCATCGCCTTCATCCGCTCCGTAGATAACCGGGTAGAATGTCGGGTCATACTTTCTGCCCTCCAGAATGTCCTTTGCTTTCTGATGCTGCTCATAGCAGATGGAATTCGGATCATCACCTGCCGTGGTTATCAGGAAATACAGAGGTTGCATCCTCGCATCACCAGAACCCTTTGTCATTACATCAAACAGCTTCCGGTTCGGCTGGGTGTGTAGCTCATCGAAAATAACACCGTGGATGTTGAAGCCATGCTTGTTTGCAACGTCGGCAGATAAGGCTTTGTACTTGCTTCCTGTCGGAATGTACTCCATTTCCTTCTGCGACGCTTTGATGTTCATCTTCTTTTCAAGAGTCGGACACCGCTTCACCATTGCAAGCGCAACATCAAAAACAATCTGCGCCTGATTGCGGTCAGCTGCGCATCCGTACACTTCCGCGCCCGGCTCAAAGTCCGCGCAGAGAAGATACAGCGCGACCGCAGCTGCAAGTTCCGACTTTCCCTGCTTCTTCGGAATTTCGATATAAGCGGTATTGAACTGCCTGTATCCGTTCGGTTTCAGCACTCCGAAAATGTCTCTTATAATCTGTTCCTGCCATCCGATTAATTCGAATGGTTTCCCTGCCCAAGTTCCTTTTGTATGAGACAAACACTGTATAAAATTCATCGCATAATCTGCAGCATCTTTATCATAATGCGAATCCTTGGTCATGAACTTTGAAGGAACATATTTTACCTTTTTAGCCATTGCATATATACCTGTTCAGCTATCTTTGCCATCATTACAGGTGGCACACTCATTCCACATACATACTGAACACTCTGATTCATAAAGTTATAATCCTGTGGAAATGTCTGACAACTGATGATATCCTTATCCGTCATAAGAAGGCCATCACACATTCTAAAGCAGTAACCTCCGGCAGTAATTGTCTGTACTGGTTCGTTATCATGGTTAATTGGTGAAGTGAAACCACTTCCTGTCTTACGTACTCTTTTATTGATATCTTGTAGACATCTATCTGACGAAATTCGATACTTCATCAATTTAGATGCCATATTGTCACTTGAGAATGCTTTGCCATATGGTTCTCGCACTTTACAAAAAGGAATAGG